GTTACTATCAACATCAACATGGGCGACTCAAGCGCGCCTTCAGGTGTGAGGACTATTGACCATGACTAACTACAGCTATCGAGTTATCATGACCGCACCATGCGGTGGCAAGCAAGCAGTCGCCTTCCAGGATGATCGCTTTCTTGACTTCTGGCAAGCAGGGCGTGTCGCACGTAAACATCTCTCATCTCAGAACTGCTACCGCTGCGGTGGTACAGCCTACCATAAACCAACCGATTACAGTGCCACGGATGTTATGCGGGTGGAGCCTAATGGCGACACACGTGACGTGTACCCGGCCTATAAAGATCAAACCGACCAGATGGAGCTTAGCCTATGACCACTATTGCATGGGACGGCAAGACGCTGGCGGGCGACCGGAAGGTTACCACCGGTAGTGGCATCCATGATTGCAACACTACTAAGATTGTTAAGCGCAAAGACGGTGCACTGTGCGGTACTGGCGGCACGACCGCTCTATGCTACGCCTTCCAGAAGTGGTTCTTGAAGGGTGGCAAAGGGAAACTCCCGACCCTTAAGGAGGGGCAGGACGAACTTAATGCTATCATTATTTCGCCAGATGGCAAACTTACCATCTACGACCCAGCAGGGTTTTTCGAGGCATACGCCCCATTCTACGCTATTGGTACCGGCTACGAGCTAGCTCTCGGGGCTATGGCTATGGGCGCAAAAGCTGATGTGGCTGTGCGTATTGCATCACAGTTTGACTCTAAGACAGGCACCGAGGTCGACACCCTGGAGCTAGGCAAATGATTGATGTAAGCCTACGATGCCGTGAGTGCGATAGCAATATTAAGTTTGCGTCTGCGTTTGAGCCTAACAAAGGCACAGAGATCGAAGACACCCAAGCTCATGCAGATGTAATGTTTGTCTTCCGTTGCGGCTCTTGCTTTAGCCGTGACTGGGAGGTCACTGAAGTTTCCCATTTTGAATTTAAGAAGTTGCCAGATGTCCGGTATAGAGATCAACTACACGCCGTCTAAAACTGTCAAACAGTTCTACGAGTCGGATGCACCAATGCGGGTTATCATGGGGCCGGTCGGCTCCGGTAAGTCCGTGGGTATGTGCTTTGAGGTATTGCGTAGGGCGATGGCGCAGGAGCCGGGTAACGATGGGTATAGACGTACGCGCTTTGCTGTCATCCGCGAAACGGTTCGGCAGCTTTCGGATACCACGATTAAGACTTGGCTCGATTGGTTTCCTGAAGGGGAGATCGGTCGCTTTATGCGGACCACCAAAACCTACTTCATCGAGTTCAACGACGTACGATGTGAGGTTATGTTCCGCGCGCTCGACGACGCTGACGACGTGGCTAACCTTAACTCACTGGAACTTACAGGCGCTTGGTTCAACGAGTGCCGGGATATTGCACCTGAAATCGTTGACGCTATGTCTAAGCGTGTTGGACGGTATCCTTCTAAGAAGGATGGTGGAGCAACTTGGCATGGAATGTGGGGAGATACCAACCCACCTACAATCGACACTTGGTGGTACTACCAGATGGAGAAGCTCGACCCTAAGGACGGTGTCTCGCCGAACGATAACGGTTGGGTAGTCTTCAAGCAGCCGAGCGGTCGTTCGCCTTACGCTGAGAACATTGAGAATTTGCCAGAGGGCTACTACGATACACAGGGCCGAAGCGATGAATATATCCGAACGTTTATTGACGGTGAGTACGGGCATTCTCTCGCTGGTACACCGGTTTACAAGCACTTTCAACCTAACTACCATGTCGCTAAGCAGCCACTCAAAGCACTCCGAGGATCGGCACGCCCCATCATCGTGGGCATGGACCTTGGGTTGACACCTGCAGCAGTCATCGGGCAGCAGGACCCGCGCGGGCGGGCGCTCGTGCTGGCTGATATTGCAGAGTTCGACATGGGCCTTGTGCGCTTCCTGCGTACACGACTCAAGCCGTTGCTTAACGAGAAGTTCCGAGGGCTACCCGTTAAGATCGTCATTGACCCTGCAGGTAAGGGTCGAACTACCAACGACGAGTTGTCGGCACTGGACATTATCGAGAGCGAAGGGTTCTCGGTTATCCTAGCCTCGACTAACAACCCGACTGCACGCCTCAACGCGGTCGACGATCTGCTCATGCGGCAGGTCGACGGCGATCCTGTGTTCCTGATGGACGCCAGTTGTACACGACTCAAGGCTGCCATGATGGGCGGCTATCGCTATCACCCGAAGACAGGTAACATCGAGAAGAACAGCCACTCGCACGTCGCAGACGCCCTTCAGTACTTCGCTCTCCACATTAACGATTTTGCAGGGACGGTGCCCGTACAGGCGCGTCCAGTGCAAAGGGTTTCTTCTGCATCATGGACTTGACAAGACGTTAAACTTGTGTTATGGAACGTTTAATTACAAGGGGTTAACCTAAATGGCCACTATTTCTCCCGTCTCCGCGATGAACGGAGACGTCCAAGTTGTAACTTGGACAGGCATCACGACTACGACTGACACGGCTGCGGCCTTGGGTCCGCTGAACAAAGGCCGTGGCGCAGTGCGCGCGGCGGTTACCTTCGGCGGTACGTTCGCTGGTGGTACGACTGCTGTACTTCAGGGCTCTGTCGATGGCGTTACGTATGCCACACTAACTGATCTCGCTGGTAATGCTATCAGCGCAACTGCTGCTAAGGTGCAAGAGTTCACCAGTGCGGCGTTGTACTTCAAACCGGCAGTGTCCGGCGGCGCTGGTGATAACGTAGACGTTGCTCTCGCTTTCCGTATCTAAAGGAGCTTTCCATGCAAACTGTTAGTGTTACATACAATACCCAAGAACTCGAAGCGCTCCTGCGTATCTTCGACTTGGCTACGAAGTCTGGCGGGCTTGCTGTCGCGCGCGATGTTGTGTTCATGCACAACAAACTGTTGCAGGCTGTACAGGACGCCAATGAACAGGATGCTCCTAAGACTGAGGCATAATAATGGCCGAACCGACCGTTATGCGGCTGTTCTCCGGTGAACAACTAGATAAGTTCAGCGCCGAAGAACAAGCCCGAAAAGACGCAGAAGCAAGACAGAACACCCCGCTAATTACAAACTTAGCGGGGTATGTGCGTTCTTGTTGGGAACCTGCTCGCCACGCCAGAATGCCGATTACAACGCGAATGATTAAAGCACAGCGGCAACGTGCAGGCGAGTACGAACCCGATAAGCTGGCACAAATCCAGCAGAGCGGCGGCTCCACGATCTTCATGCAATTGACGGAGATCAAATGTCGTGCGGCTGAAAGCTGGATACGAGACATCCTTCTGGATGCAGGTGCTCCGCCGTGGAAGCTAGTTGCTTCTCCTGAGCCGGACCTTCGCCCGGAAGATAAGGTTGAACTCGAACGTGAGTTCATGAATGAAATTCTGCAGCTGATCCAAGGTACGGGTGTTGCTCCCGAGCCAGACCAGATGCCATCTCTTCGTGAGATGTACGAAGAAGAGTATCGTCGTCGCCTAGCTCAAGCTGCTCAGCATAAAGCTGACATGATGCAGCAACGCATTGAAGACCAGTTCGCTGAAGGCGGCTGGTACAAGGCGTTCAATGAATTTGTTACCGACTTGTCTACCTACCCGACTGCGTTTGTTAAGGGTCCTGTGATCCGTAAGAAGCCGGTGCTGGGCTGGGTTAAGGGTCCGGACGGTAAGACTACTCCGCAGATTACGAGTAAGGTTATGCCTATATTCGAGCGGATTGATCCTTTCCGTATCTATCCTGAGCCGGGTATCGAGGACCTCCAAGACGGCTACGTCTTCGAGCACAAGCCGATGACGCGTACCGATCTGTCGGCGCTTATCGGTGTTCCAGGCTTCGATGACGAAGCTATCCGTATGGTGCTAGAGTACGGACCGCGTAACTCGTGGTTCTTCTCTGAGTTTGAATTGCAGAAGAACGAACTGGAAGGGAAGCACGCTACGTGGTGGCGCCCGACTGAGTTGTACGACTGCCTTGAGTTTTGGGGTAAGGTTTCCGGAGCGATGCTTCGGGAATGGGGTATGAGCGAGGAAGACGTTCCGGACAAAGCAAAGGAATACGATGCTTGCGTCTGGCTCGTAGGTAACTACGTTATCAAGGCTATGCTCAACTACGATCCGTTGGGCCATAAGCCGTACTTCGCCACGTCGATGTTCAAGGTCCCAGGTGCGTTCTGGGGCCGGGCTATTCCGGAAGCACTCGAAGATGTGCAGCAGATGTGCAACGCAGCTGCTCGCTCACTCGTCAACAACATGGGTATTGCTTCGGGCCCGCAAGTCGAAATCGACATCAGCCGCCTAGCACCAGGGGAAGACATCACTCAGATGTTCCCGTGGAAGATTTGGCAGGTTACGAGTGATAAGACCGGTGGCGGTGGTAAAGCTATCCACTTCACCCAGCCGGAAAGTAACTCGCAAGAACTCATGGCTATCCTCAAAGAGTTTGGTAGGCAGGCAGATGAACATTCCGGCATTCCATCGTACGTTAGCGGCGATATCAGTGTTACAGGGGCTGGCCGTACTTCTTCCGGTCTCAGTATGCTCATGGGCGCTGCTGGCAAATCCATTCGTCAGGTCGTTTCCTATATCGACAATGACATCGTAAAACCAATCGTTAACGCCATGTTCATCTACGAGATGCGCTTCGGTACTGATGAAAGCATCAAAGGTGATGCGTTCTGCGAACCGAAGGGTGCAGTTAACTTGGCAGTTAAAGAGACGGCTGAAGTCCGCCGTATTGAGTTCCTTAACGCAACTGCTAACCCGATTGACTTCCAGATCATGGGTCCTGAGGGTCGCGCTACTGTCCTCCGTGAGGTCAGTAAGAGCTTGCAGATGCCGCAAGAGGAAATTGTACCATCACGTACAAAACTGGAAATGAAAATGCAACAGGGCCAGATGGCACAGATGATGGAAGGAACAGGTAATCCTTCCACTCAGCTACCTGGAGGCAGTACGCCGACCCTTCCTGACGGTTCACCGGCAGGTGGCGCAGCAGGCGCCCTTATGGGCAACCAAAGCACCGGAGCCGCCTAATGTTAGCAGGTGAAGCGAATGAAATCATGCGGAGGGTGGTACAGTACGTACCGCAATTCCAAAAACTTGTGGAGCACCGACTCCAAGGAGAACTAATGGGCCTACCACACCTACCTGTGGACAAGGTTCAAATTATTCAAGGGCGCTGTTTGCTATTGCAAGAACTTCTTGCCGAACTTAAGGCCCTTGATCCATCGGCAAATCGCACTGCGAAGCCAAACTTTAGCACACCGTAAGGAGCTACCATGTCACGACCCGCACAACTCGAACAACAAATCGCACGCGTCAAAGAACTCCAGGCAGAGATGCTTGAAGGGGATAAGCCAGATACTTCTGGAACGCCCCCGGCTGATCCACCACAGGACTCCAACACGCCGCCGGTTGTTGCCGAGCCGCCCGCAACCGTATCGAAAGATGAATATAACAGACTCGAACAGCGTTATCGCACCCTTCAAGGTATGCACGCAGCTGACACGCAACGACTCCGGTCCGAACTGTCTGCTCGTGACACCGCCATCCAAGATTTGGAGGACCGCTTAGTTGACCTAGAGAAGGCAGCTACGGCGCCTCCGACCGCCCCGAACAAGTATGTTACGGCGGAAGATGTCGAGGAATATGGCAACACCGTTGAGATGGTGCGACGTGCAGCGCGAGAAGAAGCTGAAGCTCTTGTTGCAAAACAAGAGCAGTCGTACTTGGCACGTATCGCACAGCTCGAAAAAGAACTAGGCCACGTCCGCAATACCGTGGTGCCCACCGTTGAAGGTCTCAGCAAGGCACAAATCGACAAGGTCAAGGCAGAGTTCTGGAGCGCGATTGAGACCAATGTTCCGGATTGGCGTAAGATCAATGATGACCAAGCCTTCAAGGATTGGTTGCTCACTGAGGACCCGCTCACCGGCGCTACGCGTCAGCAATTCCTTTCCCAAGCGCAGCATAACCTTGATGCTTCGAGAGTTATCCGTTTCTTCGCAGAATGGAAGCGTACGTCAGCAGGGGGTCAGACGCCTGCTCCGACAAATTCTAATGATCTTGAGCGTTTCGTCGCTCCCGGCTCTAGCAAGGGCGCGGGCGCAACGACCACCACCGAAAAGAAGGTGTGGACCAGCGCCGAAGTTGCTAAGTTCTATGCTGATGCAACTCGTGGACTGTACGCCACAAGACCAGAAGAGAAAAAGAGAATTGAGAACGACATCTTTCAGGCTCAGAAAGAGGGTCGTTATAAACAAAGCTAAAGGAAAAGGGATTAACAAATGGCATATCCTGTTACTTCCGGCCATCCGCAGTACGCGGGGAATTTTATTCCTGAAATCTGGTCGGGCAAGCTGATCGAGAACTTCTACGACGCTACCATTCTCGCGCAGATCAGCAACACTGATTACGAAGGTGAGATCAAGAAGTATGGTGATACGGTTCACATCCGTACGACCCCGACTATCACGATCCGCGACTACACGAAGGGCATGACGCTCCAAGTGGAACGTCCAGACAGCGAACCGCTCGAATTGCTTATCGACAAGGGTAAGTACTGGCAAGCGGTTGTTGACGACGTTGATAAGGTCCAGTCGGACATCGGCTTCATGGACATGTGGTCCAAGGATGCGTCCGAGAACATGAAGATCGAGATTGACCAAGACGTGCTCGCGGGCATGTTGGCGGACATTTCGGCCCTCAACCAAGGTCTGACGGCTGGTGCAAAAACCGCTGGCTTCAACCTCGGTACGGCTGGCGCTCCGCTCACCGTCTCTAAGGACGGCGCTGGTGGTACGGTCTCCATCACCGAACTCATCGTTGACATGGGCACCGTTCTCGACGAAGCTAATGTTCCGGAAGGCGACCGCTATATCGTCCTCCCGGCCAAGGGCATCGGCCTGATCAAGAAGTCGGAACTGAAGGACGCCTCGCTCACGGGTGACGGCACGTCCATCATGCGTAACGGGCGCGTGGGCATGATCGACCGTTTCACGGTTTACATGTCGCACAACCTCGTCCAGTCCAGCGGTAAGTTCAATGTTATCGCCGGTCACAAGCGCGGCCTGACGTTCGCTTCGCAGCTGACGAACATGGAAAACCTGCGTGCTGAAAGCACGTTCGGTACGTTGATCCGTGGTCTCCAGGTTTACGGCTACAAGGTCGTGAAGCCGGAGTGCATCTCAACGGCTGTCATCAGCTTCTAATTCCAACTGTGAAAGGAACATAAAATGACTGCGTTTACTGATACTCTTGGGTTTTACAAGGGCTCGGCAGCTTTCGGCGCTCACGCCGATAAGCGCGTTGGTTACGTCTCTGTAAAGCTCGACTTCGCTAAGATCGTGGCGGCTCGCGCTGCGGCTTCGGCTACGGCCCTGGCTGCTGGCGATACGCTGCAAGTCCTCCAAATCCCGGCTGGCGCCCTCATGCTGGCTGGCGGTTTGTCGGTGACGAAGGCGGAAACGACCAACACGACTGCGACGTTCGACCTTGGTTGCACCGGCGGTTCGCCGATTGCTGCTAACGCGTTCGTCAACGACGGTGCGTCTAACGCTCTGGCCAACCTCTCGACCGGCCTTGCAGCTCCGCAACTGTTTGCTGCCGCAGATACTATTGACCTCCTCCTGAACACGGCTGCTCCTACGAACGCTGTTGTCTGGGCATGGGCATGGTTCTTCGACACGAACGCGGCAGAGTCCGCTAACTAATAGTGGTGGGGGGCTTCGGCCCCCCTCCTCTACACATTTTCACCCTCTTAAGGACAAAGATAATGGCTCATCCTTTTCGCTCTTATAACCGGCTCGCGGTAGATAACCTTGAACTGAACGGTTCACAGGTCACTGTCACGGCGGCAGAACTCAACAAACTCGATGACTCCGCTGTCGTCATGACCCGAGGCGCTGGTGTCTCCGCTGCAGAGAGCTACGCCTGCGGTGCTTTCCGCAATGGTACGCTCGTCACCACGCGTATTGTGGTCGATTTGACCGGCCTCGTCGGCAGTGCTTCTGATACGGACATCATCGGCAACACCGGCGGTGCTGCAAGCGCACACTGGGGCCGCGTCACCACCGCACTCAACGGTGCGATCATCGGTGGTGTTGTCACCTGCCTTGAAGTCCCGGCAGGCGGCACGGCTGATATCAACTTCTACTCGGCCAACGAAAGCACCGGTGCGCAAGACGCGCTCGCAACCTCGCTGACTGAAACTGTCCTCGTCGATAACGGCGGGGCATGGACGACCGGCGTGAGCAAGGGGATGACTGCTGTTCCACCTGCTAACGATTACCTCTACATTGCTAACGGCGCAGCCTCTGGCGGCACGTTTACTGCAGGTAAGTTCCTGATCGAACTGTTTGGCTACGTAGCCTAATAAATACGGGGGCGGGGGGCTTCGGCCCC